ACTGCCTCTGTATTTCCCACATTTGGTTTTATATTTTGATTTATTTTATGTTCGAGTACTTCTATCTCAAATCCCGACTCACCGAAAACTGTAGATATATGCGCCTCCGTACTAAAATGAACCTTTCCACATTTAATAAATTTACCTTGTTCAAATGTAAATGTATAAGGATCTCGACCTTGACTTCCCAACCTTCTTTGTCCATGTTCCCAAGAAAACCAATCAATTCCAATGAATTTCCCTTCCGGCATTAATTTATCAGAAATAAATGTGAGCGAATCCATGATGCTTGCAGTATCATTATGAGTCAAAGAACTCCTATCGATAACAAGATTAAACTTCATATCAAAAGGTATATTTTTTGTAAAATCTCCATTGATAATCTTACCCGCTAATTCTGGATATTTATCTCTGATCATTTTTACTGCCGTAGGACTTCCCTCGATAGCATAATAATCCACACCAATAGATAGGAAATACGGGATATTCGCACCAATACCCGGCCCTAATTCTAAGACCTTATCACCAGCTATTAAATTACCATATCTATTTACATATTTAATTAGATCCGTCCAAGGCCAAATTGAATGACTCATACCCTGACTATACCTTTCTTCCCATTCTTTAGAGAACATCACTCCACCACCGTATAACTCATTGTCGGACACCATGGAAACCTCTCTAGTTTTATATTTCTAATACCAAGTATTTCCTGAATTGCGATCGTCTCGCCCGGCCAGTTCATATTATTCGCTTCATCAAATGCGATTATCGATCCTTTACTAAATCGATCCTTGCATAAATCTAAGCAAACTTTCGTCGGTTCATATATATCAAAATCAAAATATGCCAAGGAAATTATCGTTTCTGGATGTCTAAAAAGATATTCCGGCATAGTCTCAACAACATCACCTTTTACTAACTCATGCTTTGTTATCTGTGTTATCGGACTCTCTTTCTCTTGTTCCGCCAATACTTTCCCCAGATAATAACGATACCCTTCTGTGACCCCCATATCTCCGACTTTAGCATCTGCATCGTGATCCGACACATTCGGAAATCCCTTAAATGTATCAAATCCAATAATTTTCCTCGTATAATTAAACGGTTCTAACATACCCCTAAAACATTCGAAGATCGCCATATCTTGACCCCATCTAACCCCAAACTCTAAAATATTTCCATGAATCCCAAGTATTTTTTTATACAACTCATATAGAAAAATAACTCTCGTCAATGGTTGTCTTCTGATAAATAAATTTAGATTCGATAATAACTCCTTTTCCGGTATCGGGCATTCCTTAAATAAATTTATCATCTTACACTTCCATCCAAAGTTATTTTCTTGACATTACTGCTCATGATTATGTCTAATGATCTCGGCCCTTCATTGAATAATAAATCGATTATTCCCATATAAGGGATAAACTCACCATGAAGTTGGGTATACTTTGGGTGAATATATTCTTGGAAATAAGGAACTATATTACACTCCCTAAATGCCGATCTGTTAGCATAATTTTGACCCTGTCCACCAAATATATAAATGTCAGCTTCCAACTTTTTACACATGTCTAAGACAAGATCATTCTTCGATCCTTCAAATTTATAGTTGGCTGCATAATCAATTTCTGTCTTTATTCCCAATGTTTTTAAATACCAATCAAACATAAAATTATTTAGTTCAATGAGATATTTCCAATCTCTTTTATAAACATCTTCAAAGAATGCTGCATAATCATTAAAATATCTGGCCTTTTTATATGCCAGATAAATTGACTTCCAATGTTTTTCTTTCCATCTAGTTTGGTTATTGATTTCAATATCAGATATTTTCTTACTTCGATGATCTTTATTCAATACTGGAACACTCAACCATATATATCCTCTGTCAGTCTTGATCTTATTTCGATTCATCCAATCCTTACTGCAATACTGGACTTGATCAAAATGTACGAACTTATCTGCGATCGCTATTTTATGAAACAACCCCATCCACGGGAGAAAACTGCTCTGGTGTGCAGTAAGAACCATCTTTTTATTCGGGGTTAATACAGGCATTTTTTCACCACCAAAATAATTAAATCGACCTCTTTATCAGTCATACTTGGATAAATTGGTAACGATACTGTTGTCCTAGTCATCTCTAAGGCATTCGGATAAAGATCCCTATCGCCTAATAACTCGAACTCCTCGATCGGTACAATCGCCTTGATTCCATAACTATACATAGTATCAATTATTTTTCTCGCCCTATCAGTTTTCATAATAGCCCGATACCGAACATCTGTTATCGATTTATCAGAACTTTTGACCATTGAAAAACCAGCAAGAACATATTTATTGAATATCTCTTCCCGGCGCTGAATGAACTTATTTATTTTAGATAATTGAACCCTCCCGATCGCTGCCTGTATATCTGACATTTGAAAATTAAACCGAGCAAGTAAATCACTCCTCATGTCAAATTCACGATAATCCCGAACCTCATCGATCCTTGCTTTGTCTCGACTAACGATCGCTCCACCTTGCCCACCAGTCGTTATGATCTTCGTCGCAGAAAATGAGAATATTCCATAGTCGCAAAATGTACCGACATATTGATTATTAATTTTTGCACCTAATGCTTGAGCTGCATCCTCAATCATCGATCCATAAACATTATTTATTTGTTTAGGTATCCCGAACATATGAACAACAATATCAGTATAGACCCCAATGTCCATCGCTTCCGGTATAGATCCGGCTGCTATTATTGCATTCCTTACTGCCGAACACGTATATATCGGATATGAAATATTTGATTTATTGGAATGCTTAACCGCAAGAAATAAAGCTGCAGTCCCACTACTTACTGCGACTGCATGACCTTCTGGAAGTCCTAGATAACTACATAATTCATTCTCAAATCTTTCGACTTCCCTTCCCGGCCCAACCCATCCAGATCCAATGATTCGGTTTGCTGCTCTCTGTTCATCAGATCCTAATGTCGGATAATTATGATCTATCATAATATCCCGCTCTAATATTCATCGGATTTCCCCAAACCAAAGAATATGGAGGTATTTTCCCCGGCCCAACTACCGAACCCGCAGCGATTACCGAATGATGACCTATGGATGTTCCACCTTTTATAACTGAATGTGAACCAATAAACACATTATTACCAATCCAAATCCTTTTTCTTTCAATTTTATCAACCAACCCGAGGCATACCTTATGAGAATCTGCAGCATTTATCGCAACGAATGAAGCTATATCACAATCATTTTGAATGATCACATTAGTATTCTTAGCATTAACTTCCGAAAATGCACCAATATAAACATTCCTTCCAATTGTCGGTTTACCAGTGATGATAACAAATGGATGAAAATCATTAACCTCAAGTCCGAGCACATCAAGTAATATTTTTTTGATCTTCTCCATGATTAATATCTTCATCTTGAAGTTTTTCACCTCTCAAAATATCCCTTATAGCTTCTTGACCCAAGAATAAAACTATTTTCTCGGGTTGTAACCCATCCCCCGGCCTCATCATCCCTGTGTTCTCATTCGTGAATTTATCACCCTTCTTTATATCTGATACTGCAGTCACACTTCGCCTTGCAATTTTCCTCATATTTTCTTCGTTCTTAGTTGGCTTTAATCCAGCATGCCCCATCATTTTATCTGCCCTCTGGATCGCATCAATCCAACTTTTTAAAGCAGTAGGATTCTTACTGAATTTCTGATCCGGCCCGGGTATGGTATTTGACATAGTAAAATGTGTTTCGAATACTCTACCACCAAATCCAACACCTAAAACTGCAGCAATATTCCCAATCGTATGATCTGAATATCCCAAAATAATATTCGGATAAGCTTTCCTTATCTTATCCATTTTTTTCATATTGACTTCGTCCGGCATCGTCGGATACAGAGACGTACAATGTAATAATATAATTGGATAGTCCGTCTCATCTCCCCTTATAGTCAATACTGCTTTATCGATTTCATCTTGATAAGACATTCCGCAACCGACTATAATCGGCAATCTTGTTTCCGCATATCTTTTCAAAAGTGGGAGATTAGTAAGATCATCCGACCCGACCTTGATCGCCTTTACTCCTAATTTTAAAAGTATTTCTAGGTCACTATAATTCTGCGGTGTCGAAAGAAATGTAAGATTTAACTGATCGCATACCCTCTTGATCGTTTTCCAATCTTCAATTTTAAGTTCACACTGTTTAAATGTCTGATACAATTCTGCTTTTTGGTTACAAAATTCATCTGCCTTAAATGTCTGGAATTTTATTGCATCCGCACCCGATCTCTTGGCAGTTCCCACCATTTCCAGCGCCATTTTCAAGCTTCCATTATGATTAATTCCCGCCTCTGCAATCGTGTATGGTCTGTGATACCGACTTATCGTTCTTCCTCTAATTTGTATCTCTCTCATATAAAACTACACCAATCTGACCAAGTAAGTACTTCGTCTTTCTTGATATCCCTATTCACTCTTTTTCCAATCATCTGATCTGCATATAAAGGTGAAACACCAGTCCCCGGCCTCTTCGCACCTAACATATTTTTAACTATAACTTCACCTTCGACTATGTCACGATTAGCAACTATACTAGTGAAATATAAACTTTTCATTGATAAATCTTCGATCGAAGGTTTTAGATTCTTTTCCCCTAACGCCTTTTCTGCTTGTCTAATCAACAAAATCCATTTCCTAAACTCTACTGGATCAAGTGATTTTATATGATGATGTCCAATAGTATTTCTATCCAGCGTCAATCTTTTTTCAATCAGATTAGCACCTAAAGCGATCGCCATTGAATCGGCAATAATATCCCTAGTATCTGCAGCATATCCAATCGGTATATTTAACATCTCTTTGAGATAAGGAATGCCGTTTAAATTTATTTTCTCGATCGAACTTGCATGACTACAATAAACGAGCATGACCTCTCTAGCCCCATGCTTTTCTAGGAACTCAATGATCTGGACAACCTCACCCATGATTGCCGGGCCTAGATCTATCTGAATTGGTTTTCCTGTCCTCGCAACTGCCTCAAGAAGGGGATAATTCCTCAAATCCCACGATCCTATTTTATAAGCAGAAACGTTTGCATCTTCTGCCCACTCTACACTTCGAATAGAATCGACGGATAAATAAAAAGTGATCCCTATTTTCTTTGCATACTTAGATAATTCAATAAGTTCAAATGGTTGAAATTGATGCTTTTTAAGCATCTCGAACATATTTTCTTCTTTATCACCTTCACTAGTCTCATATCTATAATTAACTGTCCTGTCTGACATAAACTCTTCACAATCAATAGTTTGAAACTTTACTGCATCCGCCCCAGCTTCCTTCGCTTCATAGATAAGTTCTTTAGCCACCTCTAACGAACCACAAGCAGTAACACCAGTTTCAACGACAATAAAAACTGGCTTACCATCACCAATTTTATTTTTATCTATCTCGATACAAGATTTCAGATCACTTCTAATTTGCATCTTCAAATTTCCCCCAATTTGAGTTTCGCAATTTTTTCCCTAGTTTTCTTAGCCAACCTACTCACATATGCACGGGATATCTTTAAAACATCCGCCACATCTTTTTGCGGTAGATCATAATAGAATAGCATCTCGATAATTGTTTTTTCATAATCCTCAAGCGTCGCAAATATTTCCTTGAGGACTATCAGATCTAAAATTCTTCCATATTCTACTGGACATGATTCATCTGGTATTCTGTTATCCATAATTTCAAGTGTTTCATACGATACTGGTCTTTTCCGCATTAACATTTTGATCTCATTCTCGATACATCGTCCTGCATACGTAGTAAACTTAGCTCCCTTGTCAGGATTAAAAGTCAACCCCGCCTTGCATAATCCATATGCTGCATTACAAAAAACCTCGTCATATGAATACTCTATGTTTTTACCTGCATATCTTTTAGCTATATATCCGGCAAGGCAAATATTATCTTCAACAAGTTTCTTCTGCTCCTCCGTCATCTTTTTCATTGCTTTACCTCCCGACAAAGTAAAGCCAAGAGATAAAATTATGATACCTCTTGTCTGCTAGATTTTTCACTGAAATTTTTTAACTTTTGAATGATCCTTTTTTCCAATCTACTTATATATGATTGAGATATCTTTAACTCATCGGCGATTATCTTCTGGGATTTCATATGGAAATACCTCGAAATAATTATCTGTATCTCCCGATCCTTCAACATCCCTAATGCCTCTTTTGCACACATGATGTCTAATATCTCATTGTATTTTAGATGGTCATCATTACTAAGCATTCCCTCTAAACTGGCTTGATTACCATTATTATCCTCTGTCAAGATTTCACTTAGATAAATATCTGTTCCATTTCTTGACTGATTTCCTCTTTTCCTGAAAGCCATCTTAATTTCATTTTCCATACATCGCCCAGCATATGTCGCAAACTTTGCCCCTTTGTTCGGATCGAACGTCCGCGCTGCTTTACAAAGTGCAAAGGAAAACATGGAAAATATTTCATCATAATCAAAATTCCTAACCCCACCCTTGAGCCATTTATTAGTCATATATCTAGCCAGATTTATATTATCTTCTACCATTTTTTGTTGTTCCTCTGTCATCTTCCTTTGCAATCCCAACATAGCCATTTCCCTCCCAAAAATAAAAAAGGAAATGATTTTGTTTTCATTTCTCTCAAACTTTATTCTGCTCTTTGAATCTTTCTTTACTTGGATTGGTATCTATCTTGTGATCTCCACACCAATCATACTCTGGATAAACTGCCGGATATCCATTCATCGTCGGCGCTTTCCTCCGGCATCTCCCGATCTCGATTGTTTTAGGTGCATAAAATGCACATGTCAAACAAGAAAATCCGGTTTTTCGATCCCATCTATCCATTTTTTACCTCCTCCCCAACTTCCCTCAATGCTGCAATAACCACCTTTTGCTCGGCATCGGTAAGGCCCGGGAATAACGGAATAGTCAATAAGTACTGCCACATTCTTTCGGCTACTGGCGTTTGGCCCGGTAGATTATAGAAACTTTGAAGAGTAACTGGTCTATAGTGGATCTGAGTCTTTACCCGATACTCTAATAATTTATCGATATATTTGTCTCGGTATTTCGTAGCAATAATATAAATATGTCTCGCGTTCGTCCTATCCCTTTTCTGGATAATCCTACCTAGATTCATATCGTCGATCGCTTCGTCATAAACTTCCGCCAATTTTTGTCTTTCCCATACCAATTCAGGGATTCTCTTTATCTGATTGAGGCATAACCCCGCGTGGATATCCGACATACGATAGTTATAACCAAGGAAAACCATATCCCCAAATACTCGACCATGATTTCTAAATGCTTTCATTCGGGCATGGGAATGTAAATTATCGGTCGTTATAACTCCACCTTCTCCACTCGTTATCAGTTTCGAAGCATGCAGACTGAAACAATTTAGATCTGCAAGAGTCCCGACCTTTTGATCTTTATACGTTGCACCTAACGAATGACATGCATCTGCTATGATTTTAAGACCATGCATTTCCGCTATTTCCTTGAGCTCACTATAATCCGCGGGTTGACCAGCAAAATCAACAGGAATGATTGCCTTTGTCCTCTCGGTTATTTTCCTTTCAACATCCTCTGGATCAATCAAGAGCGTCTTTTCGGACACATCTGCAAATATTGGACTTGCATTCATATACCTAACGGCATTAGCAGTCGCCACAAACGTCATGGACGGCACGATCACTTCATCCCCCGGCCCGATCCCTGCTGCCATTAATGCCATATGAAGCGCTGCCGTTCCACTTGAAACTGCTACAGCATATTTAGATCCTACCGATCTCTTGAATTCATCTTCGAATGCTTCAATGATCTCACCTTGGGTTATCGATTTACTCCGTAACACTCGGACAACTTCTTCGATGTCCTCTTCTTCAAGATGGTGTTTAGCATAGGGAATCAATGTTCCTCATCTCCCTCATCTCCCTCATATGGGCATATTTTTTTCAAATCTCCAATAGACCAATACACCATTCCTTGTCTACCCCATTTATCACTTCTATGATTTTCATGTTTTTGCAAATATGATAATGTGTTCCCAAATAATCCAGACGGTGAACTATCTGGTGAATCCTTTGCTTTTCCTCCTTTATGTAAAAACATTAACCAAACTGGATATTGGGTAAGATTATCAACCTCACAATAATCTTGATAATGTCTCATATCTATACCAGTAACCCAACGATTAGTTAACCTATGCCATGTAAAAGCATTTTTATGTTTCGCTTCAATCCAGAAACATTTGTTATCTTTAAGGATGAACATATCTGGTGCAATTAATTGTTTCTCGGATGTAAATATCTGAGGCCCTTTTCCAGATTTAATTTCAAGTTCATAAATAGGTAAAATAATAAACCCCTTATTTTTAAAATAATTTGCTATAATACTTTCTCCCACTTTTCCAACTTTAAGCTTTTCATCAAACGTCATAATTTACTTCCCCATCCAAAGGGCTTAAAGTGTTTCAAAAATAAATCAGGATTACAACCCATATATATAACTGATTGTCCCTGTAATGGTGCAGCCAATCTTCCATCTGGTGCATAAAATCTAACTCTTCTCTTAGGGAATATTACCGCACTTGATGTCATTATTAATTTATAAAACCATTCGGTTTCAGTTGCATTATTAACCAAAATCAATGCTTCCGTAACTTCCGATAAACTAAAATGGTAGATCAATTTATCACAAAAGAGTGAAATTAATCTACCTTCATATGGTGGATTTAACCATACTTTTCCCGACCAATTCTGGTTTAGCCCATCATCATCAACAGTAAATATTTTGTTTGCACCAACAATAATGTTTGCTTGTTGGCTACTTGCAGGATCTAGATCTATCCACCCCATGACTAATTTAGCTGCAATTATATATTCTTCCGGTGTATACCATTCATTTTCCCCAGAATTATATGATATATGGGGTCTGTCATTATCTTCCTCAATCAATTCCATTGATTTCATACGCACCCTAGATGTCTTTCCTTCTGCTTTTTCTAGATCATCTAGAATTTTTGCTTGTTTTTCCGTGCTTCCCTTTTCTGCAATTTCTATTATTTCAGCTCTAGTTGTTTGAATATCTCCATTAAGAATTTTATCCTTAGCTTCTTCGCCTAAATTTTCTGCTATTTTGTCAACGGCTTTGGCATATTCTGCTGCTCGCTCGACTGTCCTACGATTAACCTTATATTCATCTGCAATTTGTTGGGCAATATTCCCCGAACCGTCATTTTGTCGGTTCGGGGAATTACCCTGACGAAGATTATCTTCTTTTGGTTTCCTTCTTGTCAGATATAATTCCCCAAGCATATAAGTGAATTTATCCGGTGTAAGATTCCTTCGGCCTAACTGATTTTCTATAATCCAACTCTTTACTTCTTGCCGTGTTTTAAAGCTTAACTCTGTGGTTTTGAATTGTATTTCGTTTTTTGTACATACTCCATACCTATTATGACCATCGATTAATATATTCTCTTCTTTCCAGATAACTAGGGCATCCCGACAACCATCCATGATTATGTTATTTTCTAATTTTTCTCGTTCCTCATTTGATAGAGGTGGGCATAAATTCTTAAATTCTTCATCAATCAGAATTAACATAAGCTTCCCCCACTAAAAAAATTAAAGCACTCACGTAGTGAATGCCATCTCATAACAAAAATTCCGATTATAGGTACTGTTTTCAAACGTCGTTGTATTAATAACTATTACACCAGTACTGTTTTCTTGAGGTATATGAAAATGCTGTGATTGATCTTGGGTAAACTCCTCAAAATTCACCGGACTCATAGGAACAAT